ACGAGGTCGTTGGTCCTGACCGGGAAGCGGTTCAACTGTTCCCCGCTGAGGACCGGCTACTGGACACGGCCAACGAGTACTGGATCTACGTCTACCCGACCGGTCAGGCACCGATGCGGAAGCGAGGCGTCAAGGTCGGCATGGATCGTGGACGGACTGTCCACTACGAGATGCCGTCGGGATTTGGCAAGAGCCGTCAGCAGCCCGAGATGGAGATCGCATGAACGAGGACACTTCTCCGGAACGCACGATCACGGTCACACTGACCGAAATGGAGTTCGGCGCATTGGCCGGGGCTATCAGCAAGGCGATGGATCACTGGCGTGGTGTTGGTGGTGAAGCCAACTGGCTGAACAAGCAGATCGCCGAGGCATGGGAGAAGGTGCTGAAAGCGTGGTTCCCCACCCATGATGCGAAGAAGATGAGGGAGGGCTACGAGACCATGTTCGGACCCATCCCCGACAAGGTGTACGACGAGGTCAAAGAGGCAATAGAAGCGTCCGACAACGTCGTTCCGATGCGTCCAAAGAGAACCAATTCAGACGGTGTCACAGGGCGCTGGTAAGATGGAAGAGATGACGACCACCACACCCACACTGATCGAAGAGATCGAAGCCTTCCTTGCCCTGACGGCACGGCGGGAGATGTTCGCAGCGTCTGAGATTCAGGACTTCTTGCTGGATCTGAGGGGTCTCGTGGAGAACGCTGATCTCAACTAGTCGTCTTTAGACGCTAGGCACTTCCGGCGTTCTCGTGGGGTGTGGTCACCCATGACCTTCCCGCACTTACAGACAGCCGCCGGGTCAAACATCAGTTCAGCGAGTCCAAGTACTCATCGAATGGGATCCACGGTGGGCACTCTCCGCAGGGCCACATCGACTGAACGGAGTCATGACTGCCTGAGTTTGTGTAGCGCAACCAATGACACTTGGTGCACATAATCACGGGGCTCCAGGACGGGTCGTACTCGGCACGATCGGTGAAGTCGTGTGTTTCCCACGAATGCGTTGCGATGTTCTTCTGCATCTGCTCCGGTGAGCATGTGGGCAGCGGGTAGTGACGGGCGATCTTGTAGAACGCCCGGCTCATGCTGGTGGAGGATCTTCCAAGATGAGGTTGAGATCCGGCTGGGTGTCTTCGAAGAGTTCGTCCACGATTGCCCGTGCGTACTTCTTGCGGAGTCGCCAGATCTTCTGGTTGAGTTCCAACATTGCTTCCGTTTTTCTGGCTTTTTCGATGATCTGGTGGTCGTACACACCGTGACGTTTGAACATCACGTCGTCGAGATCGGGCTGTTCGATGATGATGTCGGAGATCCAGTTGGCCCGTTCATCGATCTTCATCATCAGGTCACACATGCCGTCCTGACCAAATTCGTCGTAGATGCGGGCTGCGACAGTCTCGACGAGATGTGATCGGTACACCTGATCCACGTTGAGAGAGGACGCCATGAACTCGCCGATGAAGTTCACCAGTTCCTCACGAGTGGGCTCCCGTGATTCGACTTCGTCAGGCGCCGGCTCCGGCCCCGTACCCTCGTCGTCGTTCATTGGAGATCTCCAGTAGTTCAGCATCGTGGGATGTCCCTAGTATGACAGCGCACACGCGCTTCAGGAGGAGGCCTGCCCCCAGCAGGCCTTGGATGGGTTCCAATGATGGACACCACTGGAGTAGTAGAGCCATGCGGCGACTGCGACATTGGCCCGTCCATTGAAGGGGTCGTAGTCCTTCCAGCCTGCCTTCTCGGACCGTTCGATCCAATACTTGGCTAGGTGTTGGAACCAACCGACGGCGAGGGCTGATGACACTTCGTCTGACCCGGTGTGATGGGTCTGACCGGATGACTCACAGAAAGCGATCTTTCGGGCGAGTGCCCTGTCCTCGGGGAGGAAGTACTGGTTGATGAGCGATCCCAGCGTCGGGAGCAGGTAATGCTCGTCGCCCGGTATGCACCCGTGAGAGCAGGGCGTCGGTGTCTGACCTATCTCTGGATACATGATGTAGACGGCAGCGGTGGGACCGCCGAGTGCGTTGATGTGGGCCTTGCGTGTCTGCGGTCCGTAGATGCCGTCGACAGATCGCATGTCGAGTTCGATCTGGAGGGTCACGATGTGTGGACCTTTGTCGTAGTAGGGATACCTCTGATCGAGAAGGTCCTGCGGTACCGACGCGCGTGTGATGGGCGTCGGGGAGGCCTCGGTCGGCACTCGCAGGGGGGATACCGACGTGCGCGTAATGGGTGACGAGGAGGTCGTGGTCGGTACAGAAGGTTCGGCCGGGAATTCGCTGGGTGTCGCGCCGGGCACGGGCCGAATAGAAATGTCAGCCGTTATCAGGGTGGGTGTCGGGGATGTGATGGGCTGAGTCGAATGTGGCACAAGCGGAGCAGGTGGGGGTGTCGAGACTATTGCGGCTCGGGCCAGAACTGATGGCGGTGCGGACTCCGCAGAGGCGAAGGCGTAGTTGGCCGTGACCCAGATGAAGGACAGGAGGATTCCGGCGAGTACCCGCAGGCGTAGGTTCGTCATGGATAAGAGTTTAGGTTATCCGTTGACTCAGGACGTGGACTCTTCGACAAACGTCTCCTCGGCAGCCAACTTGGCCTCGATGAATGCGTCGACATCTTGGAGGTCGAACGTGACGTTGATCTTGCCATCTGTAGTGGACAAGATCTCCATCCCCATCGACTCGAGCAGCACGGAAGCGAGGTACTGATGCTCGTCAACGATGTCGTCAACGTCAGCCTCGTCCATCTCGTCGTCATCGAAGAGCATGAAGTACTCAACCATGTGATTGAGGATCTTGAGTCGGGCATCATCTGAGGAAGTCATGGGGTCCAGCCTACACATGGGTTGAAATAAGCACAACTGTTGGGAGCGGTGGCCCCGACACCCGTGGTAGAGTTCCCGTACCAAAACGGGGGCGTGCCCCCACAACACAGAGAAGAGATGAACACATGGTTGCATTTTCACCGGCGATAATCGTCGGTAACCTCACCCGTGATCCGGAGTTGAACTACACGGACGGGGGTGTGGCGCGGTTGAACTTCTCAATCGCTTCGAATCACTATTACACCGACGCGCAGGGTGACAAGCAGGAGAAGACGTCGTTCTTCAACTGCACCGCGTGGAGGTACACAGCGGAGGACGCAGCCGACGTCCTTGAGAAGGGCATCGGCGTGATTGCCCAAGGCCGACTCGAGCAGAGGTCGTGGGAGGACAAGGAGGGCAACAAGCGCTCTAGTGTCGAACTGATTGTCGACCACGTTGGAGTGCTGTGTCGGTCCATTGAGTCTTTGGAGCGTAAGGTGCGCACCCAAGAGGGCGGTGCTCAAGGTGCCTCGTCGCCTCGTGCGAACAAGGCCCGGCAGCCGGTACCGGTTGGAGCGGAGGAAGACCCGCCCTTCTAAGGCGCAACCCATCCATCGAAAGGACCCCCTCGGTTGTCAGATGCCGAGGGGGTCTCCTTTTGTGTCAGACTGGATCCATCGCGCACAGGTAACGCGGAAACCGCAGCGCGTGCGAGTAGCCCCACTCGGCATTGGTCGCGTCAGTGAGCGATGACCAACCTGAGTGGGGCTTACTCGTTCAGTCGTCGAGGACGTCCCATAGCCCCCGAGGTGGGGAGTCCGGCAACTCGGGAAGCGATGACTTGCACGTCTTGCGTGTCTTGCGGGCTTCCGCGCTGATGACGCTCATCCGTGCGAGCAGTGGTCCGTAGGCAGGATGCAAGTTCATGATGCAGTCAGTGATTGCGAAGATCATGCATAGGCCCTCCTCCGAATCACACAGGTCCTCGCCCAGCCTCTCTCCGGCATACTCGGCTACTGCATCTCCGATGCCCTCGTAGCACCCATCCCACTCGGCCTTGAGTTCCGCTTCGTGGAGGAGGGCACCCACTTCAAAGCCCCACCCGTAGTTGGTTGAATCGTGGTCGTCCATTACGACCCCTTTCTCTCGTTGTCTAGGAGATGTCCACGGAGGACCACTCCTTTGGTCTTACCAATCAGTGGAAACGGCCAAATCGTTCAGCCCTCTCCTAACTCATGCCTGTGGAGCGCCGCTTCTTGCAGCGTCCATTCGTTAGTTACATGTCTGTGAAACGCGCCTTGTTGCACCTCAATCACTGATTTGTTGAGAAATCCAACATGCTCTCCACAGGGCCTTAGTCAGTGATGGCTGTCGATTCGTTCCATCCCCCAAGTGCTCAAGGCGTCGAGAAGCCCGCTTTTTGTCACCTCCTAGTTCCTCCTATGGGAGGTTGGGGCCACACCGTTCAGTCGGAGAATGAGGTCCGATCGTTCGGGTACTCTGAGTCCATGACCACAGAGCACCGGAAGGCACCCCGACGTCGGGTGGAGCGCATCGAGCGGGTGGGTGCATGGGGGCAGGTCAAATATCACCACCACCTCAAGTGCGGTCACGTTGAGGTCAGGCCCCGTGCATCGAAGGCACCCGTGATCGCATGTGCGTGGTGTCTCAAGGTGGCAGCGAAGGAAATCGAACTCGTGGCTGCGACGTCAGCAAAACCTCGTGTGTCTGCTATTGACTATGACGAGGAGTTAAGGAAGAATGAGATCGAAGTCGCTCAACTCCGTGCCGCACTGGCCAAAGCGTTGGGCGTCCCGAACGAAGCAGTCGACGTAGTCGTCGCCGAAGAGGAATCGAAACAACTAGTGGTGCAATCAGCGGTCATCTTCCTGACCGCCGCAGACGCGTTGCGGATCACCCGTGCGTAGTACGGCGACACATGCTCCCCGAGGTGGGGCGTGTGAGGGCAAGCCCACGGAGTGGTGGTTCCCGGAGATCGAACGGGACATGAAGAACCACGAGCGGACGAACGTCGCCAACATCGCTGATCACGCGAAGCAGATCTGCAAGGGCTGTCCGGTAGTGTGGGATTGCTTGCAGTACTCCCTCCGGTATGAGCCTTTTGGCATTTGGGGCGGCTTTGACGAGCGCGAGCGATTGCTGATGGGGATCAAACAGGGGATCATGATGACTCGATCCCGTGCGGGTCTGAAAGTGCCATCCATTAGGCCGATAGTGGGTCGGCCACGAAATGATGGCGATGTATCAGCACACGGATGATTTGCTCTCACGTCTGGACGGAGTGGTCCAGTCCGCGAATGGGTGGGAAGCCAGATGCCCGTGTCGTCAAGACGATCGCAACCCATCGTTGTCGATCCATGAGAAAGGCGATGGGACAGTGCTGCTGTTCTGTCACAGGAACGGTGGATGTGGAGTAGAGGACATTTGTCGATCAATCGACATCACGACAGCAGCGCTGAAGCCCCAGGACCTTCGTGAATCCACCCGTGACAAGGAATACCCGAAAGTTAAGCGTAAGGCACTCAAGTTCATCGCGTCGTATGACTATCAAGACGCAAGCGGCACGATGCTGTTTCAGAAGGTCCGATACGAAGAGCCGGGAGGTCGGAAGACCTTTCGACAGCGCAAACCCGACGGTGCTGGTGGGTGGGTGTACCAGTTGGGCGATACACCGAAGGTCCTCTACAACTTGCCTAACGTACTTAGGCAGAAGGAGCAAGGCGACCCCATTTGGGTCGTAGAGGGTGAGAAGGACTGCGACACGATCACCCGTATGGGTGGTTGCGCTACAACCATGCCGGGAGGGGCAGGGAAGTGGCTTGATCTACACACGGAAGCCCTTGCCGGAGCAACGGTCGACATCATCGTTGACAATGACGTAGCCGGACGACCACACGCCCGTGACGTAGCAGCGCGACTCAAAGAGGCAGGTTGCGACGTAGCGATCTGGATGTGCCCCTCAGCGAAGGACATTACTGAACACGTCCAAATGGGCGGCTCAACGGAAGAACTGATCGCGTTTGTTGACGAAGACGTCGATGAACCCCTAGCCCCGGTGCTCGAGTTCGAAGAAGATGAAGAAGAGCCACTTTCACCCGTAGAGGAAACGCTTTCCGAACTGCGCTCTCTGCTGGATGAGGATAAGTCGCCAGCGTTCATCATGAATCGGGCATCCCTCCTGTTGGGAGCCCGTGAGTCACCCGTGGCTGTAAATGCCGGCCGACTGGTGGATTGGGCCGATTTCGTCGGTGAGGACGATGACGATTCCTACGACTGGCTGATACCGGGCCTACTGGAACGTCAAGAACGAGTAATTGTCGTTGCGGCTGAGGGTGTCGGTAAGACGATGCTGCTGAGGCAATGCGCGATCTTGCCGGCGGTCGGAGTGCAGCCGTTCTCGTTCCAGAAGATGCCACGCATCCGCACATTGAGCGTTGACCTTGAGAACCCTGAGAAGATCATCCGACGGACCTCTCGAACTATCGTTCGTTCAGCCCGTTCTTTGGGATTCGCCGATACGTCCGATGCTCACCTGTTTATGAAGCCCGATGGACTCAATCTACTAGTGGCCAGTGACAGGCTCGCTTTGGAGGACGTCATACAGCAAGTAGAGCCCGATCTACTCTTGTTAGGCCCGCTGTACAAGGCGTTTATCGATCCAGGGGGTCGAACAAGCGAGGCGATCGCTACAGAGGTCGCAAAGTACCTTGATACTCTCCGCGTCATCTACGGATGCGCCCTTTGGCTGGAACACCATGCTCCGCTGGGGGTTTCGGCGACCACCCGTGAAATGCGCCCTTTTGGGTCGGCAGTTTGGTCAAGATGGCCAGAATTCGGAATTGCCTTGACGCCAGACCCCACTCACACGATGGATTACGTCTATTCGGTGACCCACTTCAGGGGAGCCCGAGATGAGCGACATTGGCCTCGAACGATGAAGCGTGGGGTGCGATTTCCGTTTGAGGTCTTGGATTGGACCCGAACGTAGAAAGCCCCCACACCGGAGGGGATCGGGTGGGGGCTTTCTGAGTGACTCCAAGGAGTAACCGGTTCGCCGTACTCCAGATTACCACCCGTGCGACTTTGCGGCAAGTGCTGCTCTGAGTGATAGCCCCGGTGTCCTACCATTGAGTTCTATGGCCGAAACATCTCAAGCACTTACCCGTGAGTTCCTTGCTGAACGGGATGTTCGTGTTTTCAAGATGCGTCAGGCCGGCGTGTCCAATCAGGAGATTTCTCGACGATTTGGGATCTCTGTGGGGGCTGTTGGGAAAGCGGTTAATCGGCAACTCGAGAAATTGAACGCTGAAGCACTTATGGCGTATCCGGAAGTGCTCAGAATGGAGTTGGAGCGTTTGGACTCTCTCCAAAGTTCGATTTGGCCTCTTACGCAACATAGAAGGGTCACTTTGGACGATGGAACCGATGTAGCGGTTGAACCCGATATGAAGGCCATTCAGCAGGTGCTCTCAATCATGGATCGGCGTACAAAGTTGCTTGGAATGGAAGCCCATCCAGAATCGGGGCAAAATATCCAAATTAACGTTGGCCACCAGGAGAATATTCGGGTTTCTATGGCGGGTGCCGGTGGAACGGGTTCGATACCTGTAGACCACTTTGATCCAAAGACCGAATCCAAGAAACTGCTCGAATTGATGACCAGATCGGGGGTTATTTCAAAAGACGAAATAGCGTCTGCTCTAGGAAACCGATTTGACGAAGTTCTGCATAGTGACATTACCGATATTGTCGATGCAGAGATAGTTGATGAACTAACCTCTGATGAGACGACCGAAATACTGGATGGTGAAAATGCCGGAACCTGAGCAGTCAATTACGGAGGATATGGACCCCATGTTTATGCGTGAGGGCGTGCAGGTCACAGCGGCGATACCCCTACCCCCCCTCCCTATGTCGATGCATCCTGACGCACAGAACTGGGCTCCCTCAGTGCCACCCGTGCCACCCGTGCCGAGTAATGCGCCAATTGACCCAACTCCAGATACGTCCTTTCAGGGGGCAGCAACAAGCATTACCTACAACCCCCTGGACATGCAGGAGGCTGAGGTCGGAGATCCTGCCTATGAGGACAATGTCGAGGCTGCTATGAACGACCTCGTTGAGGATCTCGATCTCACAGTATCGGCCATGTCCAAGGAGGACGACGGGCCGGCTGACAAGCAGGTGCTCATACGGGCTACTGAGCATGACCGTGAGCGGTGGAAGCGTGCTGCTGAGAAGGCAGGGGTGTCCCTGTCAGCGTTGGTGCGGGAGGTCATGAACACCAGGGCCACCGACATACTCGATTGTAGCCACCCCCCTCAGTTCAGAAAAGATTACCCGTGGGCCTCTTTTTGCACAAAGTGCGACATGCGCCTATCCGGCTAGGTACACTCGGCGTGCATGATGATCATCACGCTGGAAGCCTGGGAGTATGAGCACGCCTCCCTGGTGGGGGCACGCAGATACACCGCCAACTGGGGTAAGGGCAATGCGCCTTGGTATGACGCCGAGCGTATGGAGGATGACCGCACTGCACAGGTGGCTGCCTGTGTGTGTGAGTTGGCTGTGGCCAAGGCGACCAACCGCTACTGGTCAGGGCATGTGTGGCCGGCCAGTGAGCACAGGGCCAGACGTGATACGCCTGATGTGGGGCACAACATGGAGGTTCGTCGTGTACGCACCTCTCTACATGCTGCTGTACGCAGGCACCAGGTGGGCAAGGGGCTGGTGCTGTTCGTGGCACAGGCCATACCACCTGAGTTCAGGGAGGTACAGGTACTGGGGTGGATAGACATGGATGAGGCATGGGACAAGGGGGTGCCCTCCTCCTACGACAGTGAGGGAACACGGCTACTATCCCCTACACACCTCACACCAGTGGGGGGTGACTGAGGTGGTGGGGTATGGATCTCTCAGACATGGATGGGCTAGAGGATGCCGACATACTGGTTACCCTCTATGCCCTGATGCAGGCATGTAAGCAGCAGGGTGCACCTAGGGTGGCTGTTGCTGTGAAGGCAGCGGTAGAGGAGATCATGCTACTGAGGGGGGAGTTGAACACCCTGAAGGATGAGTACATAGAGGGGGTGGAGTTGACCAATGAGTTGGTGCGCTCACTGAGGACGTACATAGCCAATGCTGATGATGACCCTGTGCTAGGGGCGGCAATCAGGGAGTGGGCAAGGGTGGTGGAGGTAGGTGGGTGACATGCCCATAGAGCCTTTCGAGTTTGATGAGGGGTGGCTAGACGATGATGACAGTGGGGCAGGCCTAGACCTGGGGTGGGGTGATGAGGGGGATGAGTCAGCAGCGTGGTTGGTTGAGCCTGCTACCAGGCTGGCTATATGTATGGAGTGTGACTACTACAGGCGATGGGCTAAGCAGTGCCTCAAGTGCAAGTGCTTCATGCCAGTGAAGGTGCGCTTCCCTGAGAAGCACTGTCCTATAGGGAAGTGGTAGTGGGTAGGTAGGTGGGTAGGTAGGGGGATAGGTAGGTGAGTGAGTGGGGGGTGGTGAGTGAGGGGTAGTGGGTAGTAGTGGTAGTGAGTAGGTAAGGGTAGTGAGTAGGTAAGGGTAGTGAGTAGTGGGGGGTGGGTGTAGTAGTAGTGATCTAGTCACCCGTGTGGCTTGCGGCGATCAGCCTGTGGGTATGACCAACACATCACCTGGGTAGAGCATGGCCTCACCATTGTTGAGTTCGATGATGTCATGCATCGCGGCCTGCCTGTTGCCTGAGCAGCGTCTGTTCACAACGGTGTACACGCTCTCACCTGGTGCGACTATGTGATCGCCTGGGGTACACGAGTAGTTGTCTTGCACTGACATTGCGAATCCGGCTATGCCAGCGAAAGCAAGAAGGCAACCTGCGAGCATAAGGTTGGCCCAATATCCACGGACGAACCTGAGCGTGGTATGGAAAGAGCGAGAGATGATGCCAACTTCATGTTTCGTGGGAGTTCCGAAGAGGGCCGAAAGCAGGGCCTTACGTCTAGTAATGGGTATGGATACCACTTTGTAATGCGAAGCCGTTACAGGGGCTTCCAGGGGCTTCTCAGGGGCAATGAGAGTAGAAGGCATCAAGATGGTTCCCTTTTATAGAATGAAGCAGTGTGGAATGGGACGATCGAGCGAATTAGAGAGAGGGTGTGAGAGAGGGTGTGTGTGAGAGGGTCGGGCTGGATTTCTTCCGGGGCCTTCGCGAGTCGAGTTGCGTGGGCGGGGGGCAGCGGACGACATTTTATTCATTCCCCGTTCTGTCTTATTTAATCTCATAGTTTCTTACCTGCCTTCCATCCTCCGTATGCCCCCGCTGGGACGAGTATGGAGAAGGCCCACCATTCACCGACTATGCCGCCTGCGATGATGGCTCCGGTGATGGCTCCGACGATGCCGAAGAAGAGGTTTGGCAGGTGTGTCATATTCCCGCTCCTATGGCGTAGGCGGTTATTCCTATTGCCGTGCACACTGTGATCCATAACATAGTCGTCAGTAGCGACCGGCGTTGAGCAATGACAAGTGCGCGGGCTTCGATTTTCTTGGTCCAGTCATCCCCGTCGAAGGGGAAGTCGTAGGTGACGTGTAGGTCGTCTTCTGAGAGGAGGAGGATTTCGATGCAGGAGGAGATGACGTTGGTGGTTTGGGTGGCGTGGTCGTCGCCTTCTTCGTCGGATGCCTCGGTGAGGTCGACGATGTACGACTCGAGGAGTGAGGCGGTGGTGGCCATGGATTTTCCGTGTGGTGGACGGTAGGTGGCTTATTTAAACCAGTCTATCACTGTCCGAGTCCCCTTTTGCCTTTGACGTCTCGGAGGGCGGCGCGGATGCGGATGTCCTCTTTGGGGACGAGGTTCTTCTTGAGGACGGCGCGTGCCTCTTCGTCGGAGAGATCGGTCGGGTCGACGCCCAGGATCTTGGCTGCCCGCATCCTCTCGTCGGAGGGCCGGGCCATTACTCGCCGACCAGCCAGGTCCACAACCTTCCCACTCGTGACTTCCCCTTGGGCGGTGGTGGCGTGTAGCGGCTGAGTGTGGGCGGCATGGTCTCCGCCGGCTTGATGTCCTTTGTGAGCATGTCTTCGACCGGGCCTGTCAGCGGCTTCACCTTTGGCGCGTAGACGTGCGGCTTTTTCTTGGCTGGCGCCTTTTTGGCCGTTGCCTCTCGCTGCTTGGCCACAGGGTTCCGCGGCTTGGTTGTCGCTTTGGTTCCCGGCTTTGTCTGCTGGTAGGCCTCATTGACGTCAGGGGTCGACTTGTCGTCACCCTTGTACGTTCCGTCCTTATTCCGAGCCCGCTTTGCAACCGGCTTGTTTGCGGCCGCCTTTTTTGCGGCTTGTTTCTTCTGTGTCATGGTTACATGTTAGTCGGCATACCCGGCGCTGAGGGTTACTTGCAGTAATCTGCCATTCGTGGAGGATCGCTATCCCGATAAGTACGCCAAGATGGCGCTTGCTATCACCAGCACGCAGTTAGCCAAGCAAAACGTTGTGGATGAGTTCGGAATCGGCGAGGATCTGCCTTTTATGTTCATGGGCTGGCGTGGGGACCGGTTGGTGGCCATGGTTGGCTTCTGTCGTGAGGACATGTTGAAGCCGGTGACCGAACGGTTGCCCAATGTCTCCAAGGCGTGTGCCGCGTTGAGGGCCATGCACTGGGTGGATTCGATCACGTTCGTGGCCGAAGGGTACATGAGCAAGGAGCCGTTCAAGTTGCAGGGGCGGGAGTTGGCCGAGGCGTTCACCGACCACGACATGGAGCGGGTCAGCGAGTGCCTGACGACCTCCCACCTGTGGATCAACGAGAAGAACCAGCCGCAGGCGATGTTGATGAGCACGCCGTACACCTATCTACTGGGGCGACACATCGTCTGGGACGACAACTCTGCCTATTCAAGCGGAATCGGTCACGTTCTGAGGGACGCTCCGATCCTTACGATCATCGGCGACGCGCTGACCGACGAGGTCGCCCATGTGACGAGGGACGAGTACGAGGAAACGTGGTTTGCCCTCCTTGAGCGAGGCATGAGCGTCCAGGATTTTGTCGAACCGCCCTCCGTGTTGTGAGTTCGGTTTGATTGGGCTAGAGTGGAGCCATGACACACGAACTGGAAATCAACGAAAACGGAACGGCCCGGATGGCATATGCCGATCGGGAGATCCCATGGCATCGCCTGGGCACGCCGATGCGTGGACTCCAGACGACGGAAGCCATGCTGGACGCTGCGCAGGCAGACTTCGATGTCGTCCTGACGGAGGTTGCTGCGGTTGATGGAGAGGGGAGCGTCCTGTACAACCCGGACGGCACCCCGGTAATCATCACCAACAGCCGAGCCACCGTGCGCTCCAACCCTGACGGCTCATTCGATGGGCTGGCTACCGTGGGTACCCGCTTTGTGGTGGAGCAGAATCGTGACTGCCTCAATCGGGCGCTCGACATCGTGGGCGCATCCAAGGGCGACGCTGTCGTTGACACGGTTGGCGTACTCCGTGAGGGGCGGGAGTTCTTCGCCTGCCTTGACCTCGGGTCGCTGATTATCGATCCGGCGGGCGTTAACGACAAGATCGACCGGTACCTCTTGGTCCTGAACGGCCATGACGGACGTACCCCGATCACGTTCGCCAACACTCCGATCCGTGGCGTGTGCAAGAACACGGTGATTCTGGGCCTCAGGAAGGCCAAGAGCATGTTCCGGGCCAAGCACACGCGTAATGCCGATCATGCGATGGAAGCGGCTCGTGACGTGCTGAACATCTCCGTTGAGTGGGCCAAAGAGTTTCAGGCCATGGCTGAGCAGTTGTTGCACATCCCGGTCCCCGCTGGGTCTCGTCAGTTCGACAAGGTGTTCGATGTCGTTTTCCCGGATTCGGCGAACTCCACTGACAGGCAGCGGGCACATCGTGACGAAGTTCAGATGGCCGTGCGGGGGCTGTATTCCTCCAAGAAGAACGCTGCCGGCTACGGATACAACGGATGGTCCACCTACAACGCATTTGGCGAGTATCTGGACCATGCCCGCGAGGGCGATGCCGACGCCAAGGCCATCTCGTCGATGGACTTCACATCCTGGGTGTCGAAGCGCAAGCAGTTGACGCACAAGGCCATATTGAGCCTCGTTTAAACCAACTACATAACGAAGGGGTTCTGATGCGACGCCTACTCGCAATCACTGTTTTGGCCGGGCTTATTTGGTCTGGAATGGCTGCCACTCCAGCGGGCGCCACTCACGACATGGTCTATGCGCCATGTGATCCGGAAGACACCCGGTCGGTGGACGAGCGTGTGTGGTACATCGACTATCAGTCTGGCGTCATCCTCCGGTACGACGATCCGTGGTGGAGTGAACGGCCAGGGTTGGCCGGTTACACGAACTGGCATCATCAGTGCCGGTTGGGGATGACCGGCGTCTGGCAACTCGCACCGATCTCGCCGCTGCCGCACCCGCCGGACTATGTGGTTGAAACTCGTTCCACCATCGCCTGTGACGCGGCAGCCGGCTACACCCGTATGGGTGCGGTAGAAATCGGACAGCGAGTCGATGCTCTCATCCCCGACGGACTGAACATTGACAGCCTGACGATTACTGACATTGGAATCATCATTTCCGGTACGCCCTCCCCGCTGCTGTTCGAGGCCGGAATTATTCGTGAGTATGCGATCGACCATAACGGCACCTCTCGTCACTACCTTGATCTGTATTGGGAATACAATTTCAGCCATCTTCCGGACGAGACATTTTGGGAGGCCGGTTGCACAACTGCTCCGCCTCCGACGACCACGACGGTGGTTCCGACAACTACGACACAGGCCGTAAGTACCACGGCACCCGGGGGAGATGCGCCTGTGACTACTACGACACAGGCCACCGATCACTCGACACCCGCACCACAGGCGCCTGTGACCACCACTACTCAGGCCATTGAAAATCCGACACCCGCACCCGCAGCGCCTGTGACCACTACGACTCAAGCCGCACCAAACCCGGCACCCGAACAAGAAGCGCTTGAGGATACCCCGTCCGCCTTACAAGCGATACCCGACTCCCTCCCGGCGGGGTATGACCTATGGACAGCCCAATACGGGGGCTGGCCTTTCATGGAGACCATCATCCTGCTGGAAGAGCGGTACCCGCAGGGGACTCCGGGCAAGTACCATTTCCGGCTGTCTAGTGCCGTTGAGTTTCTTCGCTCCGGCGGTATGGTGGGTCAACTCGACAACGTTTGGAATAACTGATGGGCTACATTTACATCCAGCATAATGACACTTACGAGGTCGGCTATTATTTAGTTAAGCACGGTCACTCTGGAACGCCCTACAACCAGTTTCATAGCGAAACGGTATGGGCAACTCCAGAAGAAGCGGCAGCCCGGGTGAATTACCTGAACGGTGGATCTGGAAACCCACCTGCAATCGCTGTTCCTAGAAAGTCCGGAGAATGAAGCACGTCATTCACGTTCATCAGCAGAAAGTTAAGAAGGGTGAGCCGGCGATCATCGACCGGACCTACAAGGGCTCGACACATCTGACGAGGGTCAAGGTCCACGGTCCCTGCGAGATCATCCATTCACAGACCCCGGACCATTGTGGTGCCCGTGTCTGGATCGAGACGCAGGCCGAGGTCGAACACATCACTACCGATTGGGATTGATTGTGACCTACAATCTGTAGGTGAACGATCCCACATTCCAGCCCTACGAAATCCACGTTGAGCGGCGCAGCACGCTGACGTTGCCGGGCGTCTCTGGTGGTTACGTTCTGCATGCCGACCGTCAACCCTGTCCCGTCTGTGGTCATCCGACCGGGGATTGCAAGGGAAATCAACCGCCTCCCACCCGGCTGGCCGGCATGGACGACAAACTCGAAACCTTGAAACACAGGCAGACGGTCTACGTCGAGGAAGACATCCACGAAGAAATCCAGATTACGCCGGGTCGGACGACCAAGATTCTGAGGCACGCGGCAGGGTCGCAGGTGACTTACGAAGAAGCCGAAAAACTTGGGTTGATTTGACAGTTTCAGTATTCTCGGGTGCTGTACCATCGGTGGTGTAGTCTCCAAATCCGCCGCTTCACGAAACGAAATCAGCCCCTTTCATGCCCCAAATCTCCGACTCCTTTGTTGATACCTACAAGACACAAACAGCACCCTGGGGGTTCGGAGGATTGGGAGAAATCGTCTTTCTCCGCACCTATAGCCGTAAAAATGGGGGCGACCATACCGAACTGTGGCCGGAGACGATCCAGCGGGTAATCAACGGCGCCATCGAGATCGGCGTTCCGTACACGCAGGCCGAGGCCGAACTCCTGTTCGATCACATGTTCAACCTGCGCTGTTCGTTTGCCGGTCGTGGACTGTGGCAGTTGGGCACACCCCTCGTTCAGAACATGGGCGGCGCGAGCCTCAACAACTGCTACTTCGTCAACATCGAGACGGTAGAAGACTTCGAGTTCGTGTTTGACATGCTCATGCTGGGCGGAGGTGTTGGCTTCTCCGTGGAGCGAGCCAAGATTCACGAACTCCCCAAGGTCAAGGCTGGTGTGGAGATCGTCCACGAGCGAACCAACGACGCCGACATCATCGTGCCCGACTCGCGTCAGGGCTGGAGCCGCCTACTGCACTCCACTCTCAAGTCATTCTTCGATACGGGCAAGTCGTTCTCTTATTCCACGATTCTGATTCGGGAGTCAGGGGCCGCACTTAAGACATTCGGCGGTACGGCTTCAGGGCCGGGTGCTCTGATTGATGGAATTGCCG